GAATGTACACCCCGAAGTAATATGGTACAAAGGTCTTGGCAATAACGCCACAACTAAAAGAAAGGACTAAATAAATGGCTGTAAACTTATACGGCAAACGGCGAGAGGTCACCAAACCTTACGCTATTTATAAAGACGCAAGTGGGACAATGGAAACACGGGTTCTTAAAACCTACCAGACTCCCGACAACGAAAAGAAACGGGTAACCAAAGACGGACAGAATGTAGCACGGTGGCACGTTGCCACTAAGTCACCGTTTACTCACGGTAGTTGGGAGTACGGTGATAGTTACATTGACAGTGTAATCAAAGGCATGAGCCTAGTCTACGGTGACGAATGCTTTACTGAAGATTACGCTAGAGATCACGGTGAACAAGGCCGAGCAGTCGCGGCCTACCGGAAAGGGCTACCCGACTAGAACCCTAATCAGCCAACTAGACCCCACCTAGAACGGTGGGGTTTTTTTTGACCACAGTACCGATTCCGTGTCGGCTCGCGGAGCGACATATAGGAAGGGGGGGGAAAGAAAAACACCCACCATCTTTTATATAGTAATAGACATCTCTCTTAATTTCAAAAAAAATGGAATTTTACACTTCTTCTTTATTTTTATATATAGCAGCAACGTCTTCTTCTACCATTTCAGAAATAAGGTTTTCAAAAGTGTACAACCTTTTCCACCCAAATTTCTTTTCTGCCTTTGACGGATCCCCACAGAGAATATCCACTTCGGCTGGGCGGTAAAAGTCGGGATTAACTTTTACAATAAGATCCCCTCTGCTGTTATATCCTTGTTCATCTTTTTCTGTACCTCCCCACAAAACGGTTTCACCTACATATTTAAACGCTGTTTCTACAAGCTGACGAATTGAATGTGTTTCTCCTGTAGCAAGAATGTAGTCGTCAGGTTCTTTTTGCTGCATCATCTGCCACATACCGTTAACGTAGTCTTTTGCGTGACCCCAATCCCGTTTAGCATCCATGTTTCCAAGTTCAATCGGATCTTTTCTGCCACGTGCGTACATTTGTGCAACGGCTTTGGTTATCTTGCGTGTAACAAAGTTCTCTCCCCGTAACGGACTTTCATGGTTAAACAGGATACCGTTGCATCCGAACATACCATAAGCTTCCCGGTAATTACGGACTGCCCAATAAGCGTACAGTTTGGAAACACCATACGGACTTCGGGGATGAAATGGAGTTGTTTCTTTTTGTGGTGTTTCCTGTACCTTTCCAAACAGTTCACTTGTACTGGCCTGATAAATTTTTGTGTCCAGATCAAGATTAAGGGTACGGATTGAATCAAGAAGACGCATAATTCCAAGAGCGTTGCTGTCTCCCGTACTTACAGGGGTATCAAAAGAAATCTTGACATCAGATTGTGCGCCCAGATTGTAGATTTCATGGGGCTTTACGTCCCTTAAAACGGAAAGAATACTGTTGATATCCGTCAAATCACCGTAAAAAGGAATGAAATTCTTGTGATCTATAAAATGACTGATGTTATTTCGGTTGGGTGTACTGCTTCTTCGTACCAAACCGTAAACTTTGTACTGGGTTTGTAACAGAAGTTCAGCAAGATAAGCCCCATCCTGTCCGGTTACTCCTGTAATCAAAGCTGTTTTCTGCATTGTAAAGTAATTTATAAAGAAAATAAAAAAGAAAGTCAAACCTCTTTTTCGGCTTGGTGAACACAAAAGTTGACAAACTCGAATCTTACTGATACAATAAGGTCCATACAGAAGAAGTTATGTATTCAAATATTATATTTTTATTTTGTTATATCAGTTACTACCTGTTACAATCTGTAACATATGGTACATACATCCGATCCTAAACCCCACATAATATACGGAAAGTTAACAACTGACGAGTTACATTCCCTTATTCGTGTTACGTCGAAAGGTCGTGAAAAAAATTCGGCTGGGCAGGATCTGGTTGAAATGAGGCGTGAAGCAGACCGAAGAAAGTCGGTACGGCTTGCACGTATTCAAAGAAAGAATTATAATAAAGATGAAATGCTGGAACGTGCGGAAAAAGCTCCCAACTTCAAACCGGGTAATTTCATAGCAGGTATGTCTCCGAAACAGGAGAAGTTCTGCATGGAGTACATTGCTACGGGTGACAGCCTTACGGCTTACAAAGCGGCAGGATATGCCCCCGGAAGAAATCATTCCGACACTCGCCGCCGTGCCAGCACCCTTCTTAAAAAGCCGAAGATAGAACAGCGCATAACCGACCTACGTGAAGTTGCGCTGGACCGCATGGCGTGGAGTGCGCATCACGTGCTTCAGCGTTTGGACGAAGTGTACCAGCATTCTTTGTCAAACGGAGACTACACAAATGCGAACCGCTCTGTGGAAAATGTGGCAAAACATCTTGGTATGTTTGTGGACAGGTCCGAACAGCGTATTAAAATGGGTGCGCTTGGCGACAGTGACGAAAGAAAGGATGTTCAAAAGGACATCCAACGTCTTGCGGAAATTGCCGGACTTAAAGTTATTGAAGGCGGTAAAAAAACGGAGAACCAAAGCAGTGAATAGTTCAGACTTTACAGACTTTATAGACGTAAACGAAGGCCCGAAAAAGGGCCGTAAAAAAGGAGATGCAAAGCGTTTGTCGTTTGCAGGAGGGATACCGTATAATGAACTAAACTACGCCCCCGGTTCGATGGGATATCATCAGGTTATGGACAGGGTCGAGTTTACAATTGAGAACTGGCACAGTCATGTGTGTTCTCATCCGGCATTTAAGAACCCGGATCCAGAACTTGATGAAGTGCGGTCTGCACTTGTTGTAGCAGCTAATGCACTTTTTGACGTTTACAACGGTCTGGGGTCCGTACAGTTTAAACGGGGATCTGACATGGCAACTACGTCATACAATAAGTTGGGAGTTCATTAAAGAGATGGCAAGTACAGAGTTAAATAGTTTAATGTCTCAGATAAATAGTTTAAGTAAGCAGTTAAAGGGCATAAGAAAAGATAAAAAAGAGGCCAAAAGAGAAGTAAGAGATATGAAAAGAATGCTTAATCTGAAGGCTAAAGGTGGAACAGTTCGTTTTAAATCAGGCGGTAATGTTGTAGACAGTTACGATTATTAAAGGAAAGGTTAAAGACTATGAAGCAAACACCGGATTCAAAATATCTTGACAAGATTGTAGGCCGTCCAACCGGACAGGGCTACGGTGCGGCACGAAAGGGTCCAAACGTTCTCGGTCCTGAAACCAATGTGGTCGTCAACGAAAGCTACTCTCAACCCAAACCTTTTAAAACAACGAAAGGTGGGTAAGCACCAATGTCTGTCAGGAGATCCAGCAAAACACGTTTACAGAAGCTTGAAGACGCTAAAAAGAAACGGACTGTTGACCCGTATAAAAAGTATAAACGTACAGGCGGTAGAGGGGTAGGTGTGTCTTCTGCACTGGCTGCACAAAAGAAGATTGAAGAGGAAAAGAAGCGAAAGGCACGGATACAGGCGGATCTCAAAAAGCGTCAGGCAAAGAAGGCAAAACAAAAACGGATTGAACGGGAAGAAGGACCGGGACAGGGAACAAAGCCGTCAACACGGGAGCTTACGGAAAGAAGGGAAAAGAGAGCAAGAGGTGATAGGAAGCTAACGGATGCACAACGACAGGCAAAAACTATAAAGAAAGCAAAGAAAGTTTACAATACTAAAGAGGCTTATGACGCGGCGGTAAAAAGAGGAGAAGAAAATATTATTAGTGGAGCTTCGTTGCTTGTTGGCGGTCCTCTTTTAGGAGGAGTAATAAAAGCAGTTAAAGGTGGTTATAAAGTAGGTAATAAAGTTTATAATACTTTAAAAGCGGCACGAAATGTTGCAAAAGCAAAAAAGAAAGGAAAGGTAACGGTTAACCTTAATCCAAAACAACTTCCTAAACCCAAAACAACAACTAAACAACTTTCTCCACCTCCAAAACGGATAACTGATCAACGTCCACCGTCTGTAAGAGACAAACCACCTGCACCTTCTCAAGCACAATTTGACAAAGTTGTTTCGGGTAAAGGTAAGACAACAAGTAAAGTTCCTGATCTTAAACCGACTCCGACTCCGAAAGCTACACCGACTCCGAAAGTTACAACAGCTAAGAAGACTACAACAGCTAAGAAGACTACAACAGCTAAGAAGACGACTTCGACTCCGAAAACTACAACGAAGCCTAAAGTTACAGCTAAAAAGACTACAACAGCTAAGAAGACGACTCCGACGAAAACTACAACGAAGCCTAAAGTTACAGCTAAGAAGACTACAACAGCTAAGAAAACAACCACATCACGTAAATATCAACCGCCTGTTAATAGACGAGCGTCACCTTTTAAACCACCGACTACGAAAAGTAAGGGACCGAAAGTTACACCGAAAGCTGGTGGTCCAAAAAAGAATCCGTTTGGTGGAAGGTATGGAGGAACGTGGCCTAAACGGGGGAAATGGACACCAGCAGCGACAAGAGCTAGATTAAAAAGGGCTGGGCTGAGTCCTACAGCCAAGAATAT